CTATGTCTGTTCCTCCAGTTGTATTACCATTAGCTAATACTTCTGATAGTTCATTATTGTCTCCTACTTGTGAATCAACATAACCTTTTGAAGCTGCATCTGTACTTGCACTTGGTGTAGCAGGAATTGATACTTGATTGCTAAATGTTTTTACACCAGCAATAGATTGATTACCAGTAGTCATTACAGCACCAGCAGCCAATACATTAGTTGCATCAGTTACATCAGCACTTGCTTCTATACCGTCTAACTTAGTTTCATCAGCATCGGTAAAAGCATTAGTGTTTGAATTGCTTTCATAAGCAGTTTTAATTTCAGCAGCAGTCTGGTCGGTAGTTGCACCTGCTTCTATTCCGTCTAATTTTGTCTTATCACCATTTACAAATGCTCCCTCTGAAGGTTTAACTTGTAACGTAGATATTGTTACTGCCTTTATTCCTGCTAAGTCAGTTAATTCTGAATCCATTAATGCACCTGCTGAAGTAACGTTAGCTGTATCAGTAATATCTGCACCTGATTCAATACCATCTAATTTTGTTCCGTCTGTAGAAACATTTCTACCATCAACTGTTCCTGCAAGTATTATGTTTCCTTCAAAAGTTGTATTTTGTGAACTATCTATTGTTAAAGCTAATGTGTTTGCTGTGTTTATTTTTAAATCACCAGTAGCTGTAGTTATTTGATTTCCTCCAGCAGATACAATAAACCTCATATCATAATCATCACTAGCAGGAGCTTTTATATCTATATAACCACCACTTGCACCGCCAAGTTCAACACTTGCTAAACCAGAAGCTGAGGTTATAGATAAATCACCACCATTTACTGCTACATCACCACTAAAAGTTCCAGTAGTTCCAGATATTGTTCCCCCTATAACATTACCAGTAACATTACCTGTTACATTACCAGTTACATTTCCTGTTACGTTACCTGTTAAATTACCAGTAACATTTCCTTCTAAAGCAGCAATTAAAGTAGCTACAGCATATCCTGTTCCACTTGTATTTACTGTTGTAGTAGGTTCAACTTGCAACGACTTAAACAACCTGTATTTACCTGTTAAGGCTTCTCTAAACAGTCCTGAATATAGTGTAGTACTAGAAGGATGATATTTACCATAAAAACCTATGTCAACTGCGTCTGATGCTGTATTATTGTTTGCTAATACAATTAATGGGTCTTTAACTGTTAATGTATCTGTTCCTACTGTTGTAGTACTTCCTTCAACTACTAGGTTTCCAATGACTGTTAAATTGCTACCTATTTTTGCATCTCCATATACATGAAGCTCTATCCCTGATTCTGGTGTAACACCTATTCCTACTTGTGTAGTAGATACAAACATAGGAGAGTTATTACCAAATCCATCAGTTAATTGTTTAGCTGAAGTAGTTATATTTCCGTTATCAGAAAACTTTACAAGTGACTGATAAGTATTTTTTATTTTATTTCCTGAAAGTGTAGCCATTATCTTTCTTTTTTAAATAAGTTAGTAATTTTTTGACATTAACCTCTTTAGGTTTGTAATTCTTCTTTATAATACCCATCCGTGAAATCCTGTATCTTTATCTGGATAAATATCTTGATTAGAATTACTATAATACTCATCAAATTTAGATGGTGCATTATAAGTCATATAGTCAATAAATCTTTGTGCATAATATTCGGCAAAATCTCTCTCCTTTTGAATTAAGAAATCTATTTCTTCTTTATTAGCTATTTGACTGTTTTCAGAATTGTGTTTATATACACCTCCATTTGATATAGAGTATGCTGCAAATGGCAAGTATTCTACCATAGCAAAGTGTATAAGCATAGGTTGTATATAGTCATTTACTAAAGCTAAATAATCACCACTTAAATTTCCTGCTATTATATCGGCACTAATCTTATCATATAAATCTGTGCCTAAATAATTTTGTACATGAATTTCTTGTGCTAAACTAATAAACTGTATAAATTTATCTGTATCTACATTTGAATTTAATGCAGTGTTTTTCACTAAATCTGACCTTTTTATAAATAGTGCTGTTGCCATTATTCTTCTATATTTATTTGTTCTTCTTCTATTTGTACACTATCATCTTTTTTAATTCCTGTTTCTTTTTCTATTTCTGCGTCTGTTACAGCATTAGTTAAATCAGTAAATTCTAAAGGTTGTAGTGTTTTAAAGTATATGTCTAATTCTATTCCGTTATACATTAATACTTTTTCCAATTCGTCTAATATGGTAACTTGCATTGGTCTTATAACTGTATTGTCCATAAGTAAAGATGCTGTCTGTAATTCTTCTGCATTATTTCCTAAACCAGTATTGTCTTTTATACCTACAAGCATAGGCGATACAATTCTGTGTGATACCATTACCTTTCTCATAGATTCATCACTAAGAAATTTATACTGCTCATGTGCATCACTTAGTATGACTGGCTCAATACTTGCAGACAGCTCTTTGCTATCGTTAAACGCTAATATAAATCTACCAGCATTAGAAGAACCACTAAACTTTTCTTGGATGTTTTGCTCAATCAAACTTCTTTGTTCTTCTGTAGGAACACCATTATTAAAGTTAATAAGCATACTTGGAGCAAGACCATTCTGTATGTTATTTATATGATAATTCGCTATCTCTTCTTCTAGTTCTGCATATTGTAAACCTCCTTGATAATCTACAGGAGAATAATAATAAAATCCAGCTCTATAAGGTTTAATATATAATATTTCTAATCCTGAGTTACTTGTTCCAAATGCAGGTATTCTTTTAGGATTCATCTTGTAATTAACCTCTGACCAATCTTTAGCATAGTAATAACCTTGTATTTCACCCTTGTTATTTGCTTTCTCTGCCCTTAACGTCTCTACAGGTATATGTTCTACTTGCACAATCTTTTTTCTGTCCTTAGAATAGATTATTTGAATTGCAGCTTGACCCATCATTTTATAGTCGTAACATACCTTCTTCATACAAGATTTAGTAAAGAGTTCTTTCATCTCTATATAATCTTTACTCTTTGTATCTTCCTCTACAGCATCAAGTCCTTTACCATATATCATTTCTGCTATACCATTTATAGCGGCATTATTTGTAGGACTGCCATTATATCTATCTATTAAATAACTAAAATAATTATTATCATCTCCATATTCTACCCAATCTCTGTTGTATTGTTCTTTTATTTCAGGTCGTGTATAAGATGACATATTGACTATATGTATCTTTCCTTTTTCTACTTTAGGCAAAGGTTTACTATTATATCTTTTTTTTGCCATTTTATTTACTTTTCTCATATTATTACAAAATCGTTATCGTATGTGTTTTCTGTAGTGTATTCTCCAGAGTGTACATCAAAGATATTAAAATTAGTTTGATTTGTACAGAAAATAGAACCTCTATATATTACCGTAGAGCCACTTTTAATTACAAATGAATAAAATCTATCCTTAACTAAAGAAAAGCTCCCTGTAAGCGTCATATAGCCGTTAGAATTAGATACAGTAACCGAAACAGCACTTGTAGTTCTTTTAGACTTATCAGTTAATTGAAATGTAACCGAGCTTGGTGTACTTCTAGGAATTACTTTAAAACTCTGAGCATCTGTTGATGTAGTTAATATTACCATATTATAAGTAACAAATAATCTTTAATTTGTTTTCACAAAAAAAGGGATACCGAAGCACCCCTTTATTTAACCCTATTAAATTTAGTTATTATGAATTTGAACCAGGTGTAATAGTAGATGCACCAGCCGCAGTAATTTGTGCTGCTGCTGTTTGACCTCCACTATTTTCTAGGAAGTTAGCTGGCACTTTTTCCATACCGCTAAACGTAAGTGTATAACCACTTAAATCTCCCATTGCTGCACCAGTTACTATTGTTCCACCAGAAACATCAGCACCGTTTTCTAATCCCATAACAAATACATTTTGGTTATAATCTTCCACTAAAATATGTGGTCGACCATAAGCCATTAACTTAAGTTCTTTATTATCTTCTTTAGTTAATTTGTGTAATGTTAAGTTTAATGTTTGTTCAAAGAATGTCGTTCCGTTTTCTCTTGAAGATGTTATATTCTGTTCAAATGATGAATTTCCTTTTACGTCATACTGTAAAACAGTAATTCCACTTCCAAAGGTATCAATAACGTCAGTACCACTCGTATATACAATAGTACTAAAATCACCAAAATCAGCAAAATAAACAGCTTTTATACCACCAACAACATCTTTACAAGGTTCTTTTCTACCTAATGATAAATCGCAAGCCATAGTTTATTATTTTTATTATAAAAAAAGGGTAAGCAGATATTTACCTACCTACCCTAATTTTTGGTTAATTTAATTTATTAAGAATAAAGAACTATATCAGAACCTATTCCATACTGTACTCCAGCAGTAAATCTCATAACAACTCTTACGTTTTGAGAACCGTCTAAGTCAGCCATATCAATCAACTTAACTTCGTTGTGGTCAGATAAAAGACCAGTTCCAAAGAATAAGTTAGATTTTTCAGCAGCTACTGCGTGATTGTCAACTAATCCATTAGCAACAAATAATTTTACACCATCAAAAGATAATGCTCCATTTTGCCACCACATTGTACCTTGATTAGCAACACCGTTAGCTCCAATGCTAGATACGTTTTCAGAACCAGCAGCGTTTTCTAGTATTCCAAATCCTCCTAAAGCTCTTACATAAGCTCTAGCAATATTTTGAGATACATATATATATAAATCTTCTTTACCGTATAAAGCAGAAGGAATAGCGTCAACTATTTTTCCAAGCTCTGCAATTACGTTAGCAGAAGTTACAGCTGCTTTTGCAACGTCAATAACAGTACCATCAGCAGCTAATAAAGTTTCAAATCCGTCAAACTCACCAGCATTTCCGTTAACACCTGACCAGATGTTTTTTTCTGTTTTTTCAGCAACTAATCCAGAAACGTGACCAATTAAATAGTCAGAGAATTTTGGAGGTAGATTGTCAAATGCAGAGTATCCCATTGATACAGCTTCCCAGTCACTTATAAAATCTTTCTTACAAAGTTCTAGGTTTACTTGGAACTCTTCTGGTTGAAGGATTCTTTCAGTTAATGTAATAGCAGCAGTGTCAGTAAAGTCACAAGTTGCATCTTTAATTACGTTAGCATCAGTAGCAATTTTCTTAATTACTTCTTTATACTTTACGTTTGGTTTGATTTCGATACCACCTCTGTCAAGTGTAACACCTGATAATAAAGCAGCAGAAATGTACTTGCCTGCAAATTCGCCAGCATAAGTACTTGTAATTGATGTAGTAGTAGCCATTTTTTAATTAATTTTAGTTTTTAGTTTATTTTAAATTAGCAATTCTGTTCATTACTCTATCTCTAGTGCTCATTACTTTGTTTTGACCATAAGATTTAAAGTTTTGTTTTACTTCCCCTTCAGGGTTGTGTGATATTGGTTCTGAAGCTGGTTCAGCAGATAACTTTTCTATTTTGTTTTGCATAGATAGTTTTTCTTCACCGTAACCTAATTTCATTTCCTCAATCATTCCTTTTAATTCAGAGATTTTAGAATCAAATTCGTCTCTTCCAACGTACTTGTCTTCATCCATCTCAACTTCTTCAGAAGCTTCCTCTATAACTGGAACTTCTTCTTGTAATTCTTCAGAAACAACTTCTTCAGTAGATAACTCCTCTTTAACATCTTCTTGGCAGGCAAGTTCTGTTAATTCTTGAGATAATTTCTCTTCTTCTTTAATTTGTTCCGAAAGATTTACTTCTTGATTCACTTCAACTTCTTTTACTTCATCTTTCTTAACTAA